GTGCGACCGGGCGCTGCAAAGTCAAGATTGACACATGGAAAAATGACAAGGGCGAAGAACGCCAAAACAACAAGATTGCAAAATTCTACGAGCCGGAAGCGGCGCCTGCTGCGGCAAGTTACACGACAGGTAGCTTTTAATGGAACTGCGACCTTATCAGTCGGAAGCAAAAGAGGCTATCTTCAAAGAGTGGAATAACGGCAACAAAAAAACACTTTTGGTTCTCCCGACCGGTACCGGAAAGACGATTGTTTTTGCAAAGGTAACGGAACAATGTGTCAGCGAGGGTAAGCGCGTGCTTATCCTCGCGCACCGGGGAGAATTGCTCGACCAAGCAAGCGATAAAATCGAACGGTCTACCGGACTGAAATGTGCAGTCGAGAAAGCGGAAAACAGTTGCCTCGGGCAATGGTACAGAATAGTGGTTGGCAGTGTGCAAACGCTCATGCGTGAAAAACGCTTGAATATGTTTCGAGAAGACTACTTTGATACCATCATTATTGACGAGGCGCACCATTGTCTATCTAACTCTTATCAAAAGGTATTGGAATACTTTGACAGTGCAAATGTGCTTGGTGTTACAGCCACTCCCGATAGAGGCGATATGCGCAATTTAGGAGAGTATTTTGAGAGCCTTGCATATGAATATACCCTACCGAAAGCCATCAAAGAAGGTTATCTCTCTCCGATTAAGGCGCTGACGATTCCGCTCAAGCTCGATATCAGCGGAGTCGGTATGCAGTCGGGAGATTTCAAGACTTCTGAACTCGGCACGGCGCTGGATCCGTATTTAGAGCAAATTGCAGCAGAGATGGAAAACTACTGCAAGGACAGAAAAACGGTTGTTTTCTTGCCGCTGGTGAAAACCTCGAAGAAATTCAGCGAACTTTTAAATGCGCACGGGTTTCGCTCGGCGGAAGTCAACGGCAGCAGCTCGGACCGCACAGAGGTGTTGGAAGACTTCGCTGCCGGAAAATACAATGTGCTTTGCAATTCGATGTTGCTCACGGAAGGTTGGGACTGCCCGGATGTGGATTGCATTATTGTGCTGCGACCGACAAAGGTGCGCTCTCTTTACTCCCAAATGGTTGGGCGCGGTACCAGGCTCTCTCCCGGAAAAGACCACCTTCTTTTGTTAGATTTTCTGTGGCACACGGAACGACACGAGTTATGTCATCCGGCACATCTGATATGTGAGAGCGCGGAAGTTGCGCAGCAGATGACAGAAAACATCGAAAAAGACACAGGCTGCCCTGTAGATATTATTGAAGCGGAGCAGACTGCTGCGGAAGATGTGATTGCCAAACGCGAAGAAGCACTCGCCAAGCAACTCGCGCAGATGAAGAAGCGCAAGAAGAAGTTAGTAGACCCGCTGCAATTTGAAATGTCAATTCAAGCGGAAGACTTGGCGAACTATCAACCGTCTTTCGGTTGGGAAATGGCACCGGCAAGCGACAAACAAAAAGCAACTCTTGAAAAGCTCGGCATCCTGCCGGATGAAATCGACAATGCCGGGAAAGCCACCTTGCTTTTAGAGCGCTTACATAATCGCCGCGAACAGGGCTTGACAACGCCGAAGCAAATTCGCTTTCTTGAGAGCCGCGGTTTCAAGCATGTGGGTACCTGGCAGTTTGATACTGCAAAAAAACTAATAGACAGAATCGCCGCGAACGGTTGGCGCGTGCCTTACGATATCAATGTGGCGACTTACGGAGATACACATGGAACAACAGAAACTTAACTTAAAAGAAGTGATTCAATACATCGACCCGGTAGAGTGCGATTACTCCGAGTGGTGCGCTGTCGGCATGGCACTCAAAGAAGAAGGATATGATGTCAGCGTTTGGGATGAGTGGTCTTCCCGCGATACGGTGCGCTATCACAGTGGCGAATGCGACAAGAAGTGGCGCACCTTCGGTGGCTACGGTTCCGGCAGTGTGACCGGCGGTACCATAGTACAGATGGCAAAGGAGCGCGGATGGAAGCCGCACGACTCTCACGAATTGGACTGGGACAGTGAAATCGGTAGCGAATATGTTGTAATCGACAAAGCGTATGTAGAAGGAAAAGATTTTGCAGAGCCGGCAGACAGCGAGTTTCACCCTGCCGATGAAGTCATTCGCTACCTCGAAACACTGTTTCAGCCGGAAGAGAATGTCGGATATGTCACCGAATCGTGGGAAAAGGAAGGCAAGTTTCTGCCGACAAAAGGCAGTTACGACAGAACCGCCGGAGAACTCATTCGCTCCATTAAAGCCCACAAGGACGATATCGGGCAGGTTCTCGGAGATTATAACAAGAAAGCGGGCGCCTGGATACGCTTTAATCCTCTTGACGGTGAAGGAGTCAAAAACGGCAATGTGACAGAGTTTCGCTATGCACTGGTAGAGTCGGATAATATGGACCTTTCCAAGCAAAATGCTATCCTTCACGAACTCGAATTGCCGATTGCGGTTCTTTCCTACTCCGGTAAAAAATCACTTCACGCCATAGTGAAAGTGGATGCAGTTGATTTCAAGGAATATCAAAAGCGCGTGGAGTACCTCTACAATGTGTGCACCAAAAACGGTATGAGCATTGACCGACAAAACAAGAATCCTTCGCGGCTTTCCCGCTTCCCGGGGTTTTTGCGTGACGGCCATAAACAATTCATCATTGACACCAACATCGGCAAGAGCACTTGGGATGAGTGGTATGAATGGATAGAGGGCATAAACGACAATCTGCCGGAGCCGGAAAGCATTGAAAGTATTTGGGATAATCTGCCGGCACTATCACCGCCGCTGATAACGGACATCCTTCGCCAAGGACACAAAATGCTCTTAGCGGGACCGAGTAAAGCCGGTAAATCCTATGCACTCATTGAGTTGTGCTGCGCGATTGCGGAAGGGAGAAAGTGGCTCGGTTACCAATGCGCGAAAGGCAAGGTGCTATATGTCAACCTCGAACTTGACAGAGCTTCCTGCCTGCACAGGTTCAAGGATGTTTACACAGCGCTGCACTGGGCGCATGACAGCCTCAAAAACATTGATATATGGAACTTGAGGGGTAATTCCATACCGATGGATAAACTCGCGCCAAAACTCATCAGGCGCGCTGCAAAGAAGAACTACATTGCCGTTATCATAGACCCGATATACAAGGTTATTACCGGTGATGAAAACAGCGCAGAGCAGATGTCAAACTTCTGCAATCAGTTTGACAAGGTGTGCACGGAGTTGAATTGCGCAGTGATTTACTGCCACCACCATTCAAAGGGCGAACAAGGCGGCAAGAAGAGTATGGACAGGGCTTCCGGCTCCGGTGTGTTTGCAAGGGACCCGGACGCGCTGCTCGATTTAATCGAATTGGAATTGACCGAAGACCAGCGCAGTGTAAAATCCGACAGAGCAATATGCGACATTATTGAGGAACGATTAAAGCGCTTTGAAGTTAATACCAATCGGTTCAGCCAAGATGATTTATTGGTGGTTAATTCCGCGCTTTCGATTGCGGAAAAAGAATTGCCGCGCGCTGCCTATATGCGCTTAATTGAGGATATCACCGCGAAACAAAAACAAATAGCCGCTTACAGTGCCTGGCGTATCGATGCTACGCTGCGAGAATTCCCGAAGCCACCGACCATGAACTTCTGGTTTGAATATCCGATTCACGCAGAGGATGACACCGGCACACTCAAAGATATAGAGCTTGAAAGCAGTTGGAATAAGACTTGGAAAAAGAACTTCAAGCGCAACAAAAAATCCAAATCGGAGCGCGCAGACGAGCGAAAGAAAAGTGTTGCGACTGCTTTTGAGGCGTGTTCTATGGGTGCAGATGAAGTGAGTTTGAAAGAGCTCTCCGAGTACATGGGTGTCACAGAAAAGACAGTCAGAGCCCGCTTAAAAGAGCACGGCAATTTCTACATAGATGATGGCAATGTGGGAAAGAAAAACTCGGAGTAAAAGACCGGGATTTTCCCTTAACTCTTCAAAGGGAAAAACACGGAAAAAACCGAGATTTTCCCTCACAGGGAAAAAGTCGGTCAAAAACCGAGATTTTCCGAGGGAAGGAAAAAGGTACTCCCCTACGGGGAGTAAAGTATAACTTTCCCTCAACGGTCAAGGGTGAAGAAAGGCAGGGCTCGGAAACTGCCCTGCCATTCCTTCCCCAAGCTTGACGAAAGCGAATTTTTTTTAGAGGTATTTTTATGCAAAAAATAATACAGTTTTTCTTGCCGATGATACCGCCAACAGTTACCGCACAGGAACACAAGGTGGCCGTCAAAAAAGGCAAACCGGTTTTATACGACCCGCCGGAACTTAAAGCGGCAAAAATGAAGTTGCGCGACAGCATTGCACCCTACCGACCGGACAAGCCGCTGCGCGGCGCCGTGAGATTACTTGCGAAATGGTGCTTTCCGATTACCGGTACCCATCAGAACGGTGAATACAAGACCACGCGCCCCGATACGGATAACCTTCAGAAGGCGCTTAAAGATGTGATGACAGGGCTTCACTTTTGGAATGACGATGCCCAGGTCACAAGCGAGATTTGCGAGAAGTTTTACGCAGACAGACCGGGGCTGTATATCGAGGTGTGGCAGTTATGAGAATCGATGAAGTCAGTTTGGCACTCAGAGAAGTGGTCAGCTTCAAAGGAACGCCGTATATCTTAACAGGCGTGATGATGCGCAAGAATAAAAATAATGAAATACACTACGAAGCAGAGTTGCAGGATGTGAAAGCCAATCGCTGTCTTGTAATTGTTGCGCTAAGTAGTGTGGAGAGGAAAATATGAAAAAAGGATTAATTGATAGAGGTGCATTAAATTTCGAAAAATTAATTGATACAAATAATCAAGTAATTCCGGTTTTAGAATATGTTTCGTTTCTTAAAGGTGTAGAAGCCGCAATAAAAATCATAGATGAAGCACCAACAGTCGAAGCTAAAAAGATTGTTTATTGTAAAAAATGCAAATTTTATGAAAAAAGAAGCGGAGTTACTGTATGCTCTCGGTTTAGAAGAAAGTTTAATATGTCAATCCAAGAAACAGTTGTTCCTGACAATGGGTATTGTTGGATTGGTGTGAAGAAATAGGTGTTAAAAATGAATAATAAAGAATACTTAGATATGCTGCAGCGCCGATATGATGAAAGGCACAGCCCTTCCTGGTACAAAAAGTTGAAGCAGTTTATTCAACGGATACGGGGGTGGTGAAATGAATAGTTGTAAAAAATGTATTCATGACGGCATTTGCTATATGCAACGCGATAGCGTGACAAAATGCAGTGATTTTAGTGATGTGAAGAATTACCGATATAATCTGTTCACCAGATTAAAACCTTGTATCTGCAATGTAATGATTGCCGGTATAGAAATAGAAGCCAAAATGATGCAATGTGAAAAGTGTAGGAAAAAATACAATCTTGCCGAAGCACATGAGGTGCTTTATTGTTCACGCTGCGGAAGAGAGATGAAAAAATGACCTATCAAGACTTCATCAACTCTAAAGTTTGTGTTGCAAAGAAAACAGGATTTGATATTGATGAAAGTGAAATCAATCCGATATTAACGCCTCACCAAAAACTTGCAGTGAAGTGGGCAATCCAAGGCGGTCGCAGGGCAATCTTCGCTGATTTCGGACTTGGTAAAACAGTTATGCAGCTTGAGATATTGCGCTTGATATTGAAGCACAAAGGCGGGAAAGCACTTATAGTGGCGCCGTTTGATGTTATGCCGGAGTTTGAAAGCGATGCTATCAATCTGCTTGAAATAGAGCCGCCGTGCTTTGTGCGCAGTGATACAGAGGTCGCCGAAAAAAGCGACAAACAGTTATTTATCACAAATTATGAAAGTGTCCGCGAAGATAAAATAGATGTAAAGCAGTTTAGGGCTACCTCTTTGGATGAGGCGGCAGTACTCCGCTCCTTCGGCAGTAAGACCTATCAAACCTTCCTTGAAAAATTCAAAGGGATAGAGTATAAGTTTGTGAATACGGCAACGCCATCGCCGAATAGATACAAAGAATTAATCCATTACGGCGGTTATTTGGAAATAATGGACACCGGGCAGGCTCTCACCCGCTTCTTCAAAAGAGACAGCACAAAGGCTAATAACTTAACGCTGTATCCGAAAAGAGAAAAAGAGTTTTGGCTGTATATGGCATCTTGGGCGCTGTTTATCACAATGCCATCCGACCTCGGCTTCTCTGATGAAGGCTATCAACTGCCGCCTATGGAAATTAGAAAGAATATTGTTGCCAGTGTTTATGATGAAGCGCCATGCGACCGGGACGGACAGGCTAAGTTTTTGCTTGACACCAACACTTCTCTAATGGAAGAAGCGAAGGAAAAGAAAATATCATGCCGCGCGAGAGTGAGCAGAGCAAAAGAGATTGTCGATGCTTCACCGGATGATACCTTCATTTTGTGGCATGATTTAGAAGCAGAGCGAAAAGAAATCAAAAAACAAATTCCCGGCGTTGTCGATATCTACGGGACAATGGATATGGAAAAGCGCCGCCAAAGATTATTTGATTTTAAATCAGGCAAAACAAAACTATTTGCAACAAAAAAGATAATCAGTGGAAGCGGGTGCAATTTTCAAGAGCATTGTCACCGGGCGATATTTGTGGGTATCGATTATAAGTTTAATGATTTCATTCAGGCAATTCACAGAATTTACCGCTTCAAACAAACCGAAAAGGTAATTATCGATATTATCTTCACAGAAGCGGAGCAAGGTGTATTTGATGAGTTGATGGCTAAGTGGGACCGCCATATAAAGCAGCGGGAAATCATGCGCGGTATTATCAAAGAATACGGGCTTGATATTGAATACACCAATGTAATGCAAAGGGCGAAAGGAGTTGAGCGCATGGAAGTATGCGGCGAGCATTACAAAGCAGTATTAAATGATTGTGTCGATGAAACGACCAAAATGGAAGAAAACAGTGTAGATTTGATATGCACTTCTATTCCGTTTGGCAATCATTACGAATACTCGGCAAACTATAACGACTTCGGGCACAATGAAAACGATGACCGCTTCTTTGAGCAGATGGACTTCTTATCACCGCAGCTGCTGCGCGTGCTCCGACCGGGCAGAGTGTTTGCCTGCCATATTAAAGACAGAGTGTTATTCGGTAATGCTACCGGTACCGGTATGCCGACTATTGAACCTTTCCACGCAGATGCAATAAAGCACTTTATGCGGCACGGCTTTCAGTACATGGGAATGATAACGGTTGTCACCGATGTGGTTCGCGAGAATAATCAAACATATCGCCTCGGATGGACAGAGAACTGTAAAGACGGCACGAAAATGGGAGTCGGTTGCCCGGAATACATATTATTGTTCCGCAAACTGCCGAGCGATACTTCAAAGGCTTATGCCGACACACCTGTGGTAAAAGACAAATCACTCTATACCAGAGGGCAATGGCAGATTGATGCGCATGCATTCTGGCGCTCTTCCGGTAACAGACCGATTTCAAAAGAAGAGTTGCAAAGCATAGATGTCAGCAAACTGCAGAAGGTATATCGAGAGTTTTCCCGTGGCAGTGTTTATGATTACGATGAACACATAAAACTTGCAAACAAACTCGATGAAGACGGACGACTGCCGGCGGCATTTATGGTTGTGGCACCGGGCAGCTGGGATATGACCGTATGGGATGACATCAATAGGATGCGCACTCTGAATACAACACAAAGCCAGCGCAAGGCAGAAATGCACATCTGCCCTTTGCAGTTCGATATCGTTGAAAGAATAATCAACCGGTACTCCGCAGAAGGTGAGACTGTTTACGACCCATTTGGCGGTTTAATGACAGTGCCGTATATGGCAGTGAAGATGGAAAGATACGGCATCGGATGTGAATTAAGCGAGAGCTATTTCCGAGATGGTGTCGGGTACCTTCAAGAAGCGGAAGATTTAATTTCAATGCCAACTCTGTTTGATTTTATCGGCGAATAAAAAAAGCTTTTAGTAATAGGGATAATCTCTATTATTGTTGAAAGTGTTGAAACGGTCAACGCAAAAGCCCTTTGACACTCGGAAGATAGTGTATCAAATTCAAAGAGGAATAAAGCGAGGCAATCAAAGCGGTTTTGTTAGTAGCCGGAACGACAGCCAAGAGTGTTATTACAATTAGTCAGACTAATTGAAAAGATAAAGAGGTATACAATGCTTCACAAATTAAAACTAAATATCAGTTTCTGTGATCCTGTTTGCAGCGGCGAGAAGCCGTTTGAAATCAGGAAGAATGACAGAGGCTTTCAAAAAGGAGATTTGGTGCAATTCATTCCGGTAATAAAAGGTAAGCCGGTGCACCACCAAATTGAGGACAAAACATTTAAAATCACTTATGTGATGAACGGCTATGGTATGGAAAACGGCTTTTGTGTTTTCGGTATCAAGCCGTATGACGAAAGGAGAGCAGAATTTGAATATTAAGGCATTTAAAGTAAAGGGATTATTAGCCGGCAAGGGAAAGTTGCCGAAGCCGAAGGTGTATTGCTGTGTGATGACAATAGAGGATAACGGCAGCGCCGATTTGTCGATTATTCACAACGGCGATCAGATTTATATTCCGCTGCAAAAGGTTGAGGAAATCCTCAAGGAATATAAGTACAACAAGAAATGTAAAATCACACGCCAAAAGATAAAAAGTGACTGTCGCACCCGGATAAAATGCAAAAGGCGTTATTCGACATTGCGTTAGTGTAGCAAGCAGACCGTTTGTGCCCCACAAACAGTATTTTACTTAGGAAATATTCCTAAAACCTTTTGGAGATTGGAGTGGATTATGAGTCAGGTAACGAAAGAAGATTTGAAAGAGTACCGCACTATGAAGCGTGAATTGGAGCAAATCAAAAAGCGACTTTATAAGATGAATTCTCATGTATTTGATGATATCGACAGAGAAATGCTTTCCGCTTCGGTGCGCAAATCATCTTCACGGAACGCTTTAAGAAAGTTGGTTGCTTTGAAGAAAGAATACAGCGACAGATTCGAGGCGCTGCTCTCTAAAGAAAAAGATATTCAAGCCTTCATCGATTCTATCGAAGACCGGGAACTTGCCACATACATAATGATGAAATACATCAATGATACGGAAGTGAAAAGCGAAGAAGAACTTGGAGAACTGTTTCATTATGACCGCACCACGCTCCCCAAAAGACTCAATCGGCTGTTTGATAAAAAAGACGGTGAATGAATATTTCCCACAAATCCCACTTTTAGTGTGATAGTATTAAATTAAAGGTTTTGAGTTTTTCAGAACCTTTATTTATTTTGGTACATTTGAGTTGTTCGGTGATTCAGAACAACTATTTAAAACAGTGAGGTGCTATGAAACTATACTATCAGACAGCAACCGGCAAGGAAAGAATTGAGGTGCCGGAAGAGTGGTTCAACACGGTTATGCAGATGAATAAAAAAGAAAAAAACAAACGGACTGTTGCGCGCCGGCATGAAGTAAGTGTCAATCAATTTAAGAACGCAAACGGTGAAGCCTTCGATTTATACGAACTGTTTGCTTATTACGATAAAGACATTGAGCGCGTATCCGGCGGCGGTGACGATACATCTGAACGCGTGCGGCAGGTACTTTCTGCTATGAAGCCGAAGCAGGCTGAATTATTGGAGTTGTTATATTGTGATGGTCTTTCGCAAAGAGAATTGGCACAAGCAGTAGGCGTTACACCGGGTGCAATCTGCCAGCGAGTGAAGTGCGCAAAGGATAATTTCAAGAGATTATGGGAATCGTGGGAAAGATGAGCATATTTACATAAACATTTTTCATTTTAAAATCTAATATTATGAGAGGCTTTTTATTTGCCTCGAAAAAGAAGACAGTTTTCCTTTCTGATATTATATGCTTCATGACTGTCTTCTTTTTATTTTGAGAGGGGGAAAACAAAGTTGTGTTACGAATATAATGTGTTTTATTTATCAGAACTGCGCAAGGCTTTAGAAGATGAATACCGCGATAACATGGCACTGTTAGATTGTATGACAGCAGAAGGAAAGGAAGATAAGGCACTTCGCGAAATATACGAGGGATACAATGCTGTTATCATCGGTAGAATTCACGAAATTAAACAGCAAATTAATACGATTTTAAAAGGCGAGAGAGTGTACTTGATATTGGATGATAAAAGCAATGCGCAAGAACCGCTTTGATTGCTTTTTTTAATTAGCGGCTCTGTTGTGTTTTTATATACCGGAGCGGTACCGAAATACTGCAAAGATAAAAAAAGGTAGATTTTAAACAGTAAGCAAATATGGGGGGTAAACAATTGCAATTTACAGTTGATATTATCAAAATCGCAGAGGTCGTTGGCGCGGCAGCTGTTATCATAGGAGTCATTGTTGGCTTTGTAAAATGGGTAATTCGCCAAAGCGAGCAGGATAAAGATATTGCCGATATGAAGGAAGAACAGACACTTATCTGCTACGCAATCAAAGCCTGCCTTGACGGGCTGGAGCAACTCGGTGCAAACCACACGGTTCCGAAAGCAAAAAACGATTTGGAAAAATACCTGAATAAGAAGGCGCACGAACAACCGCGCGACAATAATATCAAAAACTGAAACGGAAAAAGAAAATGAACAAAGAGATTGATATAGAAAAATTGAAAGAGGAATATTACAGCGGAAAGCCTGTTATGGATATCTGTAATCAATTCGGTATTTCAAAACAAACATTATATAATCGCTTACAGTCAGTGCGCTGTGAACTCCGGCGGCAAAAGCTATATGAAATTGACGATTGCCCATTATTCGGAAGAGATTATTACAATATTATTCAGTGCGATGATGTCGGAGAGTGGGAAAAATTGACTTTATCTTTCCGTGACAAGGAAACAAAAAACGCATATAAAAAGAAATATTGCAATTGCCGGAACTATGAAAATTGCCAGGTTTACAGGACAATGCTATCTTTTTTGGAGTGATGCTTATTGAGAAAAAAGTATGATTGGGAAAAAATCAAAAACGAATACCTCTGTTCCGAAAGCGCCACCTTAAAATCTATTGCTAAAAAATACGGCTTGAAATACCAAACAGTAAAAAAACATTCCGCTGAAGGTGAATGGGCGAAGCAGAAACGGATTGTATATGAGGGTATCAATGCAGATATTCAGAAAAAAACAGATGAGTTGATTGAAATGTCCACTCAATCAAAAGCGGAAGTGTTAAAGGATATTGACTTTACCGCGCGAAGGTTACTTCATAATATCGATGCTTCTGTCGGAATATTTGAAAAGCCGTCTCACTTATTAACGCTTGCAGAGGCACTGGATAAAGTGAAAACAATTATCCGAGATGTCAATTCACTCCCTTCCCTTTCGGAGCAGCAACGGTATGAATTGGCAAAAGAAAAACTGGAAATACTCCGCTTAAAATCAAATGAAAGCGAGGCTGCTGATAATGACGGTGGTGTCGTGTATCTTGCTGAGGCGGAATACGAAAGTGAGGATTGATAATGAAGCGATGAAAAAAACGGTATGGAAGCCGCAAAAGAAACAGTATGCGTTTCAGGCGCGCACAGAATATGAAGCGCTTTACGGCGGCGCTGCCGGCGGCGGGAAAAGCGATGCGCTCTTGGCAGAGGCTTTGCGGCAGGTGCATATATCTCATTACAAAGGATTGATATTGAGGAAAACCTATCCGCAGTTGGCGGAGTTGATAGACCGGTCGCGGACAATCTACTCAATGGCGTTTCCAAAAGCGAGATATAATGCGCAAGAACACTGTTGGAGGTTTCCGAGCGGCGCAAAAATCTACTTCGGTTCCATGCAGCACACCAAAGACAAAACCAATTATCAGGGTAAAGCCTATGACTTTATCGGGTTTGATGAATTGACACACTTCACTTACGATGAATATTCGTATATGTTCTCTCGTAATCGACCGACAGGACCGGGCACGCGGGTATATATCCGCGCGACCACCAACCCCGGCGGTATCG